GCATCAGCAGTTACACCAGTGTATCCATTACCATCAAACTTTTCACCATTCCAGTTTTCTCTGGTTACTCTTGTTTCTGTAGTGATACCAGATGCACTGCTGCGAATTACATAAGAATATGTGCCTCCATCATCCTCAAAGTAAGCACCATCAGTCTCATTAAACAATCCGAATCTTCTGCGAATACCGACTTGTGGTGTTTCTAGACGAATTGCAAATGCAAGAGTTGCTGGTCTACCAGGAATGTATCTCATTACCTGTTTAGTCTGTCTGACAACCTTACTACCAGCAGTGGAACCAACTTCCATAACCACATTACTGGAAGTGGTACTATGAGTAGCAGTTGCAACACCAGTGACTCTCTCGTCCCAAACATCGGTCTCCTTACCATACTGGAAAGTATTGAAGAAAACTGTTTGGAAGGGAGCAACCTTTAGTCTGTTATTGTCAGAAAACTGAGGTCTCCAGTCTGTCTGGTTTCCCCAGTGATCTGCGATGTTGAAAACTTCAAAAAGACTTCTCTCTTGGTTTAGATAATCTTGTTCGTTTTTATTCCACTGAGCCATTAATCACTCCACGATAATCTTTCTGGTTGATATCTCTGTGCGTTTTTGATTCTTGAAGTATTTACCTGACCAGGATAAACATTATGAACGATGGCACCAGGATATTCTCCCTGAATCTGCTCTGCGAGTTCATTCTTGGAAATCATTGCACCTTCTACTTCTAGACGATACATCTTTCCTTCCCAGACAACATCAGCAAAGAAGGATTCTTGTGGTTGTTCTGGTTGAGAACCCCCAACGTTGAGGGTTCCATTGAAGTCACCATTGATGGTGATACTCTCGGATAGAAACTGTTTGAATGATTTCATGATTAGCAATTCCAGGCTCTAAGGGACTTATTGATTCTGCTATCTGGATCGTTAGCAGTCTTTTTGGAAGTGAGTTTCTTTTTCATTCCTTTCATTCGAGCGCAGAATGATGCCCTACGCTTGTTTCCAACCTTTTTGCTTGGTGCTTTAAGGTCAGATCCTGGATTTTCTCTTTCGTAAGACTTGCGTCCTTTTTCGTTGAGTCCTCCAGTCTTTGCTTTGCCTTCTTTTCTTGTCCAGGCTGCTGATTCTCCAAGTTCTTGTCTCCAGTTTGAGTGTCCTTCTTTAACGCAATTGGGAACCATTCTATCACCTTTTTTCTTCATACCCTTTTGCTTATACCCGACCCAACATTTTTCATCCAGAATTTCACTTCCAATTCCCTTTGTTGCCTTTAATGGTTCAGGTTTGATGATATCAATAAACTCAGCATAATGATTGCCATTCGCATCTTCAATCTTTACTGATTCTTTGACATTAGATTCCTTTGGCATCACTTCAATTGTATTTTTTCCACGCATGATATCTATAACTTTATCAACCTTATCCTTCTTCATGTTTTCTACCTCGTAGATGAATTCTTCAGACTGATATCCAATGCGTCTTGCACCTCTCAATGCAGCAGCACGAATTCCTCTCCTAATTGCCGTATTCCTTTCGGCAGATTCTCTATTTCTTCTAGAATCAGCAATAGATTTTGCTCTTGAAAGAACAGCCTTTTTCTTAGCATCTTGATCTGCTCTTTGTACTCTTTCCGTAGACCTCAGTAATTTTTGCTGCTTATTGTATTCAACATCCTTTGATTTCTCTAGTCTTTTCTGTTGCCCATATTCATCATTTTTTCTCAATCCCAATCTAGAACCAAGTCTTCTCTTTTCACCCGATTCTACATCCATCTTTCTTTGTGCTACATCCATCTTTCTTTGTGTGTTTGCCGCTTTTATCGATGCTGGAATTGCTGCAACAGATTTCACACCTGCTTTTGCTAAGTTGGTAGCAAGTTTTGCGGTCCCAACTCCTTGCTTTCCAATATTAGAACCAAATGCTGCCAATGCAGAACCAGTTCCCATTTCACTGCTGACAGTCTCAAGATCAGTAGGTAAAGATTTTTTGGCATTATCAATACTTTTTTTGATTGATTCTTTTTTCTTTTGTGCTGTATCAAGAACTCTTTTTCTTTTTCTTGCCTCTGATTCTGATCTTCTTTCTTCTGCTCTTCTTTTTTCTTTTTCCGCCTGAAGTTCAACTGCTTTTTTTTGTAATCCTATTTTTTCATCTCTTTGGGCAAGTACCTTTTGTCTATCTTGCTCTTTTTTTTCTGCTTTTTCTTCTTTTTCTATTTCCCTAATTTTAGCACGAGCATCTGATCTTTTCTTCTGGTCTGCCTCAGGATCATCAGCAATTGCCTGAAGTGCTTCCTTGGCAGAAATGTCTTCAGTTAACTTTTTTTTTTAGCTGACTTCTTGGAAAACTTACCGTCTACCTCTCCCTTTTCATATCCCACACGATCTCCATCATCATCCCACCAACGCTTTGGTTTCTCGGATGACTTCTTCTCAACCAGATTCTGATTAAACTCTCTCCAGGTCTTCATTATCGCCAAAAAATTTCGTCTTATGCTTTATTTATACGCTTTCCCACCTTTGACAATATATCTCTTATTGACTTTTAATGCACCAGGAGTCATCTTGGCAACATAATTAAAGAATCCTTTTGTACCAACAAGAGTATTCGGATGAGTCTTATCACGCATGAGTTTGTCCATCTTGACTTCACTATACTCTTTAAGATCTCTCAACCAAGACTTAAACATGATACCATTCTCAGTTACACAAATAATATAATTTGTTCCCCTACGAGTAACCTTACCAACAAGTCCAGTGTTTAAGTTTTCAACAACATCACCAATGTTAAAAATTTCTCCATTCATATAAGATTCACGCAATGCTTCTGGATCAAACTTTGGAGCAATTTCCCACAGTTCGGATTCTTCTTTAATATTCATTGCCTTACGAACTGTATTATACAGTTCACGCTTTTGCATCATCTTCATAGTGTTTGGTACACCACGGGCAAATGCAGCGTAGTCACCACTTGCAGCATAAGACCTCAGTTTTGATGCGGACATCCCAGAGACATCATCAGCATCAGGATCACGAGTACCACCAGAAAGAACTATGATGTTCTCAAAGTTATACATCTCAGAACCATTGTATTTCTGAGCAAGACCTTGGAATTCAGAAAGACGATCCTGTCCAACCATAATACTCACATTCTTATAACCAGCATTGTACGCACTGGTCAGAACGTCAAAGATAGTTTTTGAACCAGCATCATCCTGAATCTGCTCCTCATAGTTGGGGAACATCTGCTTCATGAAATTGATCTTGGTCTTGGGATCTAGTGGATTCTTCTTCTTATCCTGAGTCCTACTTGGATATACCTTGAGTTCAAAGTTAGTTCTCTTTGCTTCTCGTGCAGCAGCATTCAGAAGTTTCTCATGACCCACAGTTGGGGGATTAAAACGACCAAAGACAACCACAAGACCATCAGACTTTACCTTTTCTTGCTCTGGTTTCTTTTGGATTTTCCTTGGTTGAACCTCAACCTTCTTCTGAGTCTGTTGGGTTTCAGTTGCTTTAGGTGATTGCTTTCCACTAAAAACCTTCAACTTACCACTTACAGTTTTCGCTACAAGTTTTCCTTGAGCATCATACCAGTCACCATGACCATTTCCAGTCAGACCCATGTTCTTCGCTTGCATTGAAGCAGAAGTTTCTACAGCCTCTGTAACGAACTGCTTGAAATTCTTCATAATTTTTATCGTGGTAATTAGTTACACCAATATACACTATTTATCCCACTGCTTTTGTACAGTGAAATTAGCATAGGAAAACTGACGACGATTGACAAGTTTGTAAGTTCCGAACTGATTGCTCATCACATAACCCTCATGAGTGGTTGGTTCGTCACCGATAAAGCATTGAACATCCTCTTTGGATTCTACACCCTCCATCAGCAGATGCTTGATGTATGTAAAGAGTTTGTAAATAAACGTCAGTCGTTTGCCCATGCCAGCACAGGAAATGTCTTTCTGCAAACGAATACAATGATTGACAGACTTCTTCAGTTCTTGTCCTTCTTTTCCTTCAGGTAGTCTAACAAAATTGATAGCCAGATCTGCAATATCAAGAAGGTAATCAATCCGACTGCGACGGGAGGTAAAGGATGCATCTTTCTTCAGAAACTTAACACGGAATGGTTCTTCATTAATACAAAAAGGACTATCAAAGGATGCTTTCATTTCCTTGAGAGTGCAACCATTGTATGCAGTATGAGCGGCAAACACAATTGACTTATAGTTTGCACTTGGAAACTTGTAAGTAATAGTATTGGGAGTATAGGTATCAGTACCACCAAATCCAATGAAGTCACCTTGATACACCCCATGAAGTTTGGGGAGATTGTCCAAACAAGAATGAAGAACAGAAGCAAGTGATGGTTTGTCACCATGATTGACTTCAATGTCATGATGAGTGTAGTTGACTTTCACTTTAACTTTGTTGAATACACTTTTGGTGCCAACAAAGAACTTACCGTTCTCTGGGTTCATACCCCAAACGATAGCGGGTGCTCCATCCCACTTGACAGAGAGAGTACTGTTTTTCTCACGGAAAAACTTGATGACTTGACGAGCACCATCCAACCCTCCGTTGAGGATAGCGTCTTCGGGATGCTCAAGGTGTGTGTTTTTCATGATGTCATTATAGCATCTGGAGAATCGTGCTGTGATTCTGGTGGACACTTTCAAAATTGACTATGGAGAATAGCGGACTTGAACCGCTGACATCCTGCTTGCAAAGCAGGCGCTCTACCAACTGAGCTAATTCCCCAAAGCGGAAAGGGTGGGATTCGAACCCACGGAGGCTTTCACCTCGCTAGTTTTCAAGACTAGAGCCTTAAACCACTCGACCACCTTTCCTTGTATAGATCACATTATACATGATAAAATTTAATCTGTCAATTATCTCATGCTTGGATTTCTTTCTGCTGCACTCAGTGAAGGATGACCATACTTATCATCACCTTCTCTTTCTTGCCTTTGCTTCGCTTGTTGGCGCCGCATCTTTGCACTCTTCTGATCTTCTAAATTGGAATCACGAGTTGTTTGTGCTTTTGCAGTGGAAGATCTACCCTTTCCCTTTGCTTGCAACTTGTAAAAAAGTTTAGTTGATTCTTCAACCTTAACCTCAACTTCTTCTTTCTTCATCTTCTTTTTCTGCCACGAATCAAGAGCATCTACAGGAGTTCCACCTTTAGCGATAACTTCTTTCTTATGCGCTTGGAAAGCAGCAGTTGATGATGCCATTCTTTCTCTTGCTCTTTGGGCATCTGCTGCTTTTTGTTGTACTCTCTGCTTGCTAATCGCATCAATTTTTTTGACATTTGGATGAAGTTCTTCACCAATCTCAACTTCTTCTTTTGTGGTTCCATACTTAACCTCTGGTCTATCATCACCAGTAGGAATCACTTTATACCTATAACCACCATACTCCTGATCAAGTTTATCTGCTTTAGTTCTAGCTCTTTTTTTATTTTTCATTTCCTTACCAACATTCACTTTATCTCTCATATCATAAACTTGGAAAGGTGCTTCAGAAAGTTCAACTTCTTCTTTCATTTTCTTCATCTTTTCATGTGCTTTCTTGAGGATTCTTTGCTTGGCATCATATGCTGCCTTGTTAGGACCATCCTGTGCCATTTCACCTTCTCTTTTAGCACTCAATCTAGCGACTAATTCCGCTGGGGCACGTCTCGTGTCAACTTCTTCTCTGGTTATTTCCTTTGGTTTACCAGTTTTGGGATCTGCAATTAGTTTGATTTTAGATTTACCAGTCTTAGGATCTTCCCAAGGATTCAAAGTTCCCTTTACCTTTGGGAATGCCTCATCAACGTGCTCAACTTCTTCCTTCTTGAACTGAGGGTGATCATCCAGTTTCATACCACGCTTTTTCTCAAGCTTTGCTTTTTTCTCTGCAGTTTCCTCTGGAGTAGAACGAGGTCCTGGATTATTCAGCAAATTCATTCTTGCTGCATGTTTACTAAGATCAGAATACTTATCCTCACCCAATGCCTTTTTTCTCATGTCTTGGGTACGACCAGGCAATGATGGACCTTTACCCCTCTTGCTTAAGATCTTTGGTGCATTTGGTTGACCAGAATCTGCTGCATCTTCAATCTTTTTGTCTCTCTCCGTTCTCGTCTTACGATTGGGATCAATAGGATGATTAAAATTAACTCCTTCTCCCATCGCTTGCTTACGGATAGTAGCGAAGTAAATCTTTTCTCCTTCCTCTTTACCATACTGATTAATCATATTCTGCTTCATTGCAGAATCATCATACTTACCTTTCAGTTTGGTTTCTTTTTTCTTTTCACTTTTGGTCATCTTTCTTTCATAGATCTGAATCAAGAGACTTTCATCAAGTTTAAGAATAACATCATCAACACTATTCTCATCATATGCAAATCCTTCTTCAATCAGATAGTCAGAAATTAAATTGTAGAATTCCATGTCTTCGCTCTTAGTTCCCCAATTTTTTGCGCCAACTTTGCGGCATTTGACTAACGCTCCAGAAGCATAAGCAGAAGGCCAAACAGAATAACGTGACTTTACCTTATGGTAACAAGCGTCCTTTTTTCCTTCTTTCTTTGCCATTACTATAATCTTAGTTTCCTATTTTGTATTTATAAAAAAAAGAGGAGTCCTAAGACTCCCCCCCCCAAAAGTATCTTCTATTTAAAGAATATCAACTACTTCAAATCATTCTTTGTAGGAAAGTCCTTGCCTCTTTTTTCTTTGCATTGCTGCATATTTGCCAGTTGGATTTTTCTCTGGGTTAAGAGTTTCAGTTGATTGTGCTTTTAGTTTTTTCCTTCCTCTTGAAACTTTATGTGAGTATTGTCTCATGTAGTTTTTTTCACCTTGAGTTGCAGTTTCATTATCTGAATCTTTGAAATCACGATAATTTCTGCTCCACTTTCTTTGGTGCTTGTTCGCTGCGCCCAGTGAACCGTAGTGTTTTTCCCATTTGTTTGCTTCATCAAGAAGTTGAAGTTGTGATTCGCAAATGTCATCAACAAGTTCAGATGACAGTTTTGCCATCAGTGCAGTTGCTCCGCCAAAATCAGAAGCAAATCCCTCATCAATCATATATGCTGCAACCAGATCAAAGGTATCAAGTTCTCCACCTTCTTCCTTGAGTCTTCTCGCCAGATTCAGAAGAGCACCTCTTGCACTTCTCTTTACACCCTTCTTCACTTCTTTTACTTTTTCACCTGCTGCCGCTGCAACTCTTCCTGGTTTAGAAGCAACTCTCTGTTTGATATCTGCTGCAACTTCACCTCTAACTGATCTTCTCTTTTCTGGATCGTTTGATCTCAGTTTCAAACCAGGACCTGGTCCACCAAGTCCTCTCTTAGCAGCATACTTACCAATCTGAGGATCAACAACGTCTCTTACTTTTTGCTTTACCTTACCTTTGACATTCGCTACAATCGCTGCCTTTGCCTTATCTCTTACAGATTTGTGCTGAGTATGAATCTGTGAACTGCTAAGAGTTTGCCCTTTCTTGCCTTTAAGTTCCGTACCAGTTGCTTTAAGTGCTGCCTTTGCAACTGCACCCTTTGCTTGGTTGGTCGTTCTCTTAACAGATTCTCCTGCTTCCGTAGCCTTTTCCTTTACCTTAGAAATGCCAGACTTAACAGATGCCTTTACTTTCTCAACTCTTTCCTTTCTTGCTTCTGCCTTTGCTTTTCTAGCATCTTCTGCCTTTTTCGCTTCAGTTCCCTTAGTAGTCTGTGCAGTTTGTGCTGCTTGCTGAGACTTGAACTTAGCTCGCATTTCCTTCTGCTTGTCAGTCATACGTGCTTCAGAGAAGAAGTCATCTTCAATATCTTCTTCCAATGCTTCTTCAATTTCTTCAATAGTAAAACCTTCCTCAAGAAGAGATTCAATTGCTTCTTCAGCAACTAAATCCAGTTCTTCCTGAGAAAGGTCTTCAATACCAAATTCTTCTTCTACTACTTCTTCTTTTAAGTAGATTGATTGGTATGCCTTAGCAACTTCTTGGAGGTTCATTGTAACTGCTTTTGACTTTATATTTATTTATTTATAATTTACCTCCAACTTCACCAACATAAGATTTAGTTTCTGTCCATCCCTCTTGTTGCCCTTTAAGATAAAAACGAGTAGCAATGATACACTGGTCTTCAGTGAGAGCAGAAACTAAACCCTTATCATCTTTGTCAAAACTATGCCAGAGGAATCGTGCTTTCACAACATAAAAGGCATCATCAATCAGTTTCATCAATCTTTTGTTTCTGGATGATAATCATGAGGACGATTGACTCGGTTATTAACTACAGTGTTATGAAGTTGCTTGAGTGCTTTGACGGTCTCAGGAGTTTCTTCCCAAGTCCATACATCTCCAGTCTTTCCAGTAAATGTGCGTTGTGTCATTTTAATTCTCAGTCAATAAATTCAAATGGAATATCACCGTTTTTCAAAACTATTACTTCCTTTTCAGGAAATATTTGTCTCAGTTCGGCTATTGCATTGTCCAGTTTTTCTTGTAGCATTGGATTAGATTCCAGTGCCTCTTTTGCAAATGGGGTTCTAACTAAAATACGAGTCATCGATCATTCTCCGCACGATTTTCAGAAAAATAAACATCAAAGGCACCTTCGGGGTAACGCCTCTCAAGTTTCTTGACGTTAGTGGCAATCACATCGTCGAAGGAAACTTCAAGTGCCATGCAGGCTTGAGCAACATACCACATAAGATCACCGAGTTCAATAATAAGATGCTCACGGTTATCATTGTTCCAAGGTTTTCCTTGGAAAACCATCTTCTTGATGATTTCAAGGAACTCCCCACCTTCAGCATTAATACCAACGCCCGCAGTAAGTAGTCGCTCAATATTGGCACCTTTCTGGTCAAGGGCAACAAGGCGGTCGGAAAGAGCGAGAAAATCAGTAGAGGCATCGCTAGTAACCGCATCAACAAATTTTTGATAGCGTTCAAAATCAATATGTTTAGTCATAATTGTAGTGGTTCTTGTTGAATATCAGGAAGTTTTTGTTGAAGAGGAATCTCTCGACCCCCTATAGCAATTGAAGGAAGTTCATACTTAAGTGGTGAAATTTCAAAAGTTTCCTTCCATTCAAGACGATTGGACTTATAAGTGCCTTTACGGCACTCTGCCAACCATTTGGCATCTTTTTCGTTTCCACAGTCAGCAATTTTTTTGCCATTACTGTCGAATACAGTGTAGTACATCATTAAAATTTCAAAGCAGCGAACTTTTTGGCAAACTTATCATCTTGGTTATTATACTCTTCTTCTTGTCCACTGTCAAGAATGTCGTTCTGTGCTGACTGTTCACAATCATAAAGACGCATCTTAGCACGATCAATACCAAGAACAAACCTCTTATTCATGGTCGGGTCATTATAACGATTCTTCAATTGCTTCACCATAATTTGTCCCAAGTTCTCAAGCTCTTCTGTAGAAATAAGGGCAAACATAAGATCAGCAGTAGCAGGCAAACCAAAGGATTCACTAGTATCAGTGAGTTCAACGTCGCTGCTACCATAACCAGAACGAGTGGTCTGCGTGGCAGAAACGATAG